CTCTAACGCCTGCCCATCCGCAGTCTCTACCCTGGTGATGTAGTCCTGGGCATCTGGGTCATAGGACGGCCCCCCAGGCACCCCAGCCTTCACCTCAGCCCATGTTGCCTGGTAATCAACCCCCGCACGATTGACGCGGATCAGATCAGTATCGAGTAATGGCGTCATGGCAGTGGCGGCAGGCTACTGATGAGCTTCGGGGCATAGAGCCCGTCAGCAGTGGTCTGGTCCAGGTATCCCGCATCATTGTTCAGCGTGGAAACATTGTCACCCGGCTGCACCGCTGTATCCGCCAACGCGCCCTGTGCTGCGGTGGCAAATGCAGCCTCAGCAGCTGCCTGCGTGTAATACCTCGCATCCGTGAAAGTAGTGTCTAGCGCCACAGTGTCCGCACCAACCGAGATGCCAGTGCCTGCACCCACATCCAGTGATCCTGAGGTCGTTATTGTTCCCGAAAGACCAGCCCCACCACTGACTAGCGTGACGGTTCCGCTACCACCAAGCACTGATCCGTTCTCCCATTGCCCAGACGCTGAATTAAAAAGCAGCACCTCACCATCTGCTGGACTGACGATCGTGACATCGCCTAAATCATCAATGCTGTCTACCGTTGCCGCCGTGGCGCTCAACACCCCGGCAGATAACGTCAGGTTGGCGCCGATCTGGATAAGCTCTGAAACTCCGCTACCAGCGCTCCAGCGCCCCAGCAGGCGCTGTCCAGAAGAGATCGTGATGCTCTGGCTGTCCTGCGTTCCCGTGCCGTTTGCACGCTCGAGCAGGTAGCCATCAGACTGGTTGGCCGTGGCGCCATCCTCGATCCCGTCTAGCTTCAATCCGTCGTCACGGGTCATCAGCCCCGCCGTTGTTACCGTACGAGCAGGGATCGTTGCATCGTCACCCGTGTCCGATCTGACGTTTAGCGTCGTCGCTGTGATCTCCCCTTGAGGCACGCTCAGGTTCGTCTGTCCAGGGCCAAGCCCCGTCAACAAGCTCCCATCAACTGCTGGCATCCCAGGGACACCAAGTGCGATGTCAACCAGCTCAACGAGCTCCCCAATCCCCAGCCCGACGTCATAGCTTGCAGCTGTACCACTGTCGGTAACATCCGCAAGGGTGTGCTGGTGAACAGCAGTTGCAGCGCCGATGTCCCCAGGCGTCAGCTCGTCAGTACCGCCCGTGGAATGAGTGTCAGCGTGGGGAACTGGCGGTCTGGTGAAATTGACAGCATCAGCCGTGGTCTGTCTATTCTCCCCACTCTGAACAATCGTCAGCAGTTCAGTCCCTGCCAGCGGCAGAGTGGCTGCAGGCTGGTCAGTGATCTTGCCCACGATTCAGGTCAAAGCTGCCTGCAGTCTACGCCGTGTCCTTCACAAGTTGGAATGGGCCTGTCGTCACGAATTGCGCGGCACCCCTGATAACATCCGTTGCTCTTGTCGATAAACTTACATTTGTGAGCAGTGCTTGCATTGAATAGTAAACCTGCCCTGACTGCTGGCAAGCATCACCATCGCGCGTGATCAGGAACAGCTCTAAGCTAACTTCTGCACCTGCCTTTGTAAGCTGAACAAAGTCCATCAGCTCGGTAGGGTCAATGATAGGGCTTCCTTCCGTATCCTTTCGCCACTCCATAAAAAAGTTAAGGGTGCCACCACCAGTGATTAAATCCTTGATCGCCTCAGCGTAAGACTTCCCTAATGGTGTGATGTCAATGTTACTGGCACCCACCTGAAACTCCCATGCCTCCACATCACAAACAAAGGCGTCATCAATCTTCAACACCCCGCCATCACCCAGTACCGCCATTAGAAGCCTCCAGTCACAGGACCCGTTGCCTGGAACCCCAGCGTAACGGCATGAGCACTGCCGACTTGTGCTGCGATTGATCGGCGGGTGAACAGTGCTTCGACGCTCAACGGGGTGCCAGTGTTGTCGAGATAGAGGGCCAGTGTGGTGGGAGTCTGCTCTGTCGTGTCCACCGCATTGAGCATGTCGATGGCTGCCGTGTCGTCAGGGTCATAGAACAGTTGCACCTGACCCGTGGTGGTACGACGCCCAACCCGATATTTCCTGCGGATCCTGTTACTGCAGGTAATATCCCGTGTTTCGCGGGTGATGTTGAGCGTCCAACCACGACCGCGGATCTCGCTGCCCTGGTAGTAGATGCTCGACTGGCTGCCTGATTTAACGGTCACGCGAATGCCGTCCCTTGTTGATAGGTGAAGCCTGTAGCCTCTTCAATAATGTACTCAGTCGTAAACTCTTGAATGTAAGTGGGCCATGTCTCCTGAACAAACCCAGGCAGCACCAAGTCAGTTCTTGAACCTACAACGTCGCCAACAGGAGCCGTATTGCGTCCTGTAGCATCATCAACCTGCATGACCAGCTCTGCTGTAGGGTCTGCACCATCATCGGTGCCCACCAGTATTCCGTAAGACCCAACAGGAGCGCCCAATCTATAGCCAAATGCACATATCTCTAATGACGATGAAGGACCACTGCGATACACTCCAACAACAAGGTCGTCCACGAAAGACTTTGTGCAGCCATAAGGTGATGTACCGTTGAAGTTAGCGGCGCCACCTACTCGTTCGATGCAAATGTTGCGAGTCATGCCCTCACTTGTGGCGTTGGTTTGAATTGCACAAGCACCACTTAAAGATCGATTTCCGTTGCCAAAAACACCTTCGCTAGTGATCCACCAGTCTTGATTATTAGCAACTTGAGGCGAGAAATTTGTACCGAACCATGGGCCGCCTTGCCAACTGAAACGGTTGACTGGCTCAAAATCGGCTTGATACGTCAATAGATTTGTTTGTCCGCTACCTCCGCTTTCGTAAGCGTGGTATCCCAACCCTACAGACACGCCGTGAGGTATCTTGAAAACTCCTGCACTTAGGGAGCCTTCAGAAATGCCGTTTGCAGAGAGCAATGTTGGCCCGCTATTAAAGGGATCAGTGCCTAAATCAGGAGCAAATTCATAGTAAGCGTGCCCAGATGCGTAACCCCCTGCCGAGATATATCTATTGTCTGAGGTTCTGCTTGGAAGATAATCAACGCCAAATTGATTATCAGGATTATACCAGCCGACCTGAGATGCGCCACCACCAAATGGATCGGACATATCCCACAAAGCACAGCCTAACACTCCTGACCTACGAGAATAGTAATCATATAGATACGTTCCATCAGTGCTGAACTCGGCAGATGGAGTTAAAGCAAACGGAGATTGACCAAGATTTACCGCTGTGCCGAACCATACCAGTCCACCCGAACTTGTCATCCTGACGTAGTAGCTAGTGGCACTAGCCGTGTTTGATCCTACAAGAATGACCAAATCCCTACTTACTGGCTCTATGAGTATCCTTTGCGGCCATTTGCCTACAGGGACATCTGTGTTGTCAACACGTTTTAATGCCCATGTGTTAAGCACAGTACCGTTAGCTGCATTCCGTTTCTCAATGACCCAATACTCAGGGCCGCCGTCAAAAGGCAGCAGTCTGTAAGCACAGTACGCCCAACCGTTCAGTTCGTCTCTTGCGGTTACGGCGTAATTTTGTCCGCCCAAACCCAATGGTGTCATCCTTCGGCTGGTCCAGAAGATCGGGTCTGTTGTGACATTGACGTCCAGCGTGTCCTCAATCGTGGATTGGTCGTCAAGGGTTGCCGTTACTTTGAGCGTGACTGTCCCCACCGTGTCAAACGTGACCAGCGGATTCTGCACCGCATTACTGGGCGAGAACGTTGCTCCCATCGCTGTCCACTCGTATCCGATAACTCTACCTGCAGGAATCCCGCTGACGGCTGAGAAATACTGGCGCGTCACGTTAACCTGCACCTCATCCGGTCCCGTGATCTGAATGATTGCTGCGGTATCGCTCAATTGAAAGCTGACTCGACAAGCATGAGCAGCTCCCACTTGCACCGATGTGCCCACACTGGTAACAAACGCAGTTCTCACATACTGAGTAGAGTTGTCGCCGTCCAACACAAACGTAACCGCATCTTCACTAGCACCGTCGATAAACACACTGTTCAACATCTCTACGGCAGCCGTGTCGTCTGAGTCATACAGCACAGTGGCTTCACCAGTGCCATCAATCTGACCATATAGGTAAGTTCGATTACTGCTGCAGAGATCCGTGGTCTCTCGTGACTCCTGCGTTGTGTTGAGCGTCCATGCACGGCAACTCAGCTCTGTGCCGTTGTAACGCAACTCACCCTGTGAACCAGAAAGCACTGTCATGGCGTCCTCCCTCGTAATGTCAGCCGCACCCTGCTATAACCCGGCAGCTGCCACTCCAGGACAGGCGGTTCTTCAGTGAAATACCATTGCACATAATCCGGGATCTCGCCAGAGATGTCAGTGCCAGAGCCGCCCCACGTTCCAGACGGCACTGTCACCTGTTCAGTTGCTCCGTACCCTTGTTGCCAAGCCTTATAGATCATTGCCGCTTCTGAATCACGCAAGCCACCCTGGCCTCCATATTCCAGTTCCAGTCGATAGTCATAGGCCCGTGTCCCGTACTGGCGACGTACAACCGCACCTGAAAGAGTCGTAAATCGAGTCACACTGAACTCGCCAACCGTCAATCTTCGTGCAGATGGGCAGTAGTCAGGGAGCAGCGCCATCAGGGGATAAAGACCGAATCACCTTGAAACTGAACGGACGTAGACGCCCAACCTGGATCCTCTGCCCTGATTGTAGGCGGAGCAGCAAAATGCCATTCCACGGCAGGGAGTAGGTCCAGGATGTCAGTGCTGACGCCTTTGAACAGGATTGTGGAGATCAGCACTCTGTAGCTACTGCCCATGGAATCCAGATACGCCTTCATCACCATGCCGGCCTCTGAGTTACGGATGGATCCGAAGTCCACGTCAAAGGTCAAGTCATAGACAGCCGTGCCGGACTTCCTGATCTGACTAGAGCCAGAACGGAATTGAGCGGCATAGGATGGATAACGCCCAACGCTGAGACGGCGCGGACCTTTGGGACAGATGTCAGGGAATTGGACAGGT